TGGTGGAATCATGCAGCTATATATGCAGGGAATGGTCAAGTTGTTGAAGCTCAAGCAGGAAAAGGTGTGATAGTTACGCCTTTTAAAGAATTTTGTAATCGTTATCCTTATATTATGGTTTTGCGGCCAAAGGGGTTATGTTGTCATAGATTATTTGTAATAACTGATATAGCAAAAAGATCAGTGGGGAGACCTTATAATTTGCGGGCATCTACTAAAGTTTTATTTTTTAATTTTAGACAAGGTGATAATTGTGTGTCTCTTGTAAGAAGTTGTTATGAATATGCATACGGATTTGATCCGTGCTGGAAGATACCAGACCATATTGCAGAAGAAGGAAGGTTGTTGCGAGTCGAGTCTAAGGGAATAAAGTAGTGCAATCGATTGCAAAGGAGAAAGAAAATGCCAATAGGTGATTATGAAAATTTTGCAGCCTGTGTTGCAGATCAAATTAAAAAAGGAAAATCAGAAGAGTCTGCGAAGAAAATTTGTGGTGCATTGCAGGCTAAAGTAGAAGGAAAGAAAGAATTAGATGTTGCTAAAAGTCTTGGAGAGCATTTAATTAAAGAGGTTGACACTAATGGCAGACCATGAAGTTATAAATGATGGTCCTCTTGCGGTTGCGGTGCGGGACGCTATAGCAGATGAAGAAAGCACTATAACAGAAGCGTTTATTTTAGGAGATGATGAACTTGTATCATCTGATAATATATTAGATAGGATGGTACAACGAACTATGAAAGGTTTTGATTCTGAAAGGATTCATAAAGAATCAAATAATACTATATTGGACGTTGCTAAATCAGTATCAGGTTCAACGCAAGCTATTTCTGAGATAGGTGGTTCAGATATATCATTTGCTAAGGTTGTTGAGCCACCCTATCCTCCGGAACTAATGGCATTATTTTTGGAGGTAAGTGAAGTTAATTTTAGGAGTATACGAACTAAAGTAACTGATTCTGTAGGACGAGATTATATTCTTGATTCAGTTGGACCTGTGAGCAGTGGTAATGATTTTGATGAAGAAGATGAAGAACTTTTAAATAAAGAACAAGTAAAAAAAGAAGTAATTGTTATTAATAGATTTATTTCTGCTTGTAATGAAGTAATAGGTTTTAGGGGTGTTATTGATAGAGCTTCTATGGATTGTGAGGCAATTGGATGGGCTGCAATAGAAGTAATTCGTTCTAGAGATATGAAAATAAGAAAGATTGCACATATTCCTGCAACAAGAATTAGAGTTTTGCGGGGCTGGAAAGGTTTTATAGAAGTAGTAGATCCAACAAAAGAAGTTTATTACCAACCTTTTGGAGAAAAAGTTAATTCAAAAAGTAATACAAATCCAATTACTGAAAAAGATATTCCGTATGATCCATTTGATGATGGAGAATTAAGTGCTGTTAATGCTGTTTGGAATATGATTGATAGGCATACTGGAAAGCCAACGTCAAGTTTTGATAACTCAGCTAATGAAGTCTTATGGATTCCAAAGCATCATAGTAACACAATTTATTATGGATATACTGATGTAATTTCTGCAGTAGGAGATATTCTCGCTAATGTACATATTAGAGATTATTTACTTCAGTTTTTTGAGCATAATACAATTCCTAGATATGCTATTATTATAGAAGGTGCAAAGCTTGCTGATCCTGTTAAAAAAGCAATTATGGAGTATTTTAGTACGCATGTAAAAGGAAAAGCACACAAAACTCTTATTATTCCTATTCCATCTATGCGGGGTGAGGTAAAGATTAGGTTTGAAAAGTTAGCAGCAGATAATCAAGAAGGATCATTTCAAGAAACACGAAAAGGAAATGATCAGGGTATTATGACGGCTCATGGTGTGTCGCCTGCAATTATTGGTATTGCAGATACAGCAAGTCTTGGAAGTGGTAAAGGTTTAGGGCAAGCAGAAATCTATAAAGATAGAATTGTAACACCTCTTCAGAAGAATTGGGCAGATGCATTAAGTAAATTGTTTAGGTTAGGTCTTGGAACACAATCTGTTGTATTAAAATTTGATCCACTTGATATTAGAGATCGTTATAATGAAATGCAAACTTTGACTGGTTATCAAGATAGAGGAGATTTAACAATAAATGAAGTTAGAAAGATGGCTAAACTTGGTGGGCCTATTCCTGGTGGCAATAGAGCATTTAGAGTTGTTGAAGGCGTGCCAATGTTTATTGATGAAATGACTGATGAGGTTAGCGGGTATATTAAAGATTTGGAAGATAGTAAGGATATGTTGCAAGAAGATTTAGATTTTGAGAAAAAACGTATAACAAGTGAGGTTCCTGGAAATGGTCAAAAGTTATCAGATGTCCCGGTTGATCGCAAATCGATCAACTAAAGGGATAAGAATAAGATTAGAAAGACTCTTTGCAAAAGATGTGCAGAGGGTCATTTCTAATTGGTATAAAGATATTGCCAAAAAAGCTACACGAAGAGGTATTTTTGGTATTGCGATTAGGGATGCAGCTAGACATCGTTATTTAACAAAAGAAGAACTTATAAAACATTCTAATGTGGTACTAAGAGTGTTGTTTGATGGCTTAGAGAAAGAGTATTTAGATTCTACTCAGAGAAGATTGATTCAAAGATATTATCGTTTATGGTATCGTAGATTATTTGAGCTTGGTGCGGTTGATGCTTTAAGGTTAATGGGGTTTAAAGCAGAGTCTAAGTTATTAGATCAATTTATAAAACGAAAAGAAGTTAGTAAAGCAGAAGAAGAAGGGATTGCGTTTGAGCTAACAACTAATGAGATAATAAACGATTTAAATAGTAGAGCAGTTAGATTTGGTGCTGGGATAACTGCTGAGGTTATAAAGGATGCTAGAAGGTTAGTTCGTGATAATATTTATTTAGGGGATTTAGGTTCATTTGAAGTTGGTAGGCTTATTTCTAGAACCAGTTCTATTCCTATGTGGCGTGGTGTTAAGATAGCTAGAACAGAGAGTCAAGTAGCATATAATACGGCTGTCTTTGAAGAGTTTAGAAGATCAGGAGTTAAGCAGCATTTTTGGATTAACGTTGGAGATGGGCGTGTTAGAGAGTGGCATGTTGTAAATGGGTTGGTTGGGCCGGTTCCGATTGGAGAGCCTTTTCCAAGTGGTCAAATACAACCAGGTGAAGGTGTTCCAGAATTAGTAGTACATTGTAGATGTAGTTTACAACCTGATTTAAGTGATCCAAATTTGGTGATGGCTCCGTGGGATGGTGGAGATACACTTTATGTACAAGAGACTGGGATAAGGCATTTTCCTAAATTTTTAGGGGATAAAAAAGGCATTGTAATTAGTAGACTTAGAGATGCTATAAAAAGTGAAAGTATAAAAAGACATAAAGACGTAAGAGTATTAGATCTTTTGAGGGATATATTAGAAAGTGTTTTAGATGGATCAATAGCAGAATTATAAAAAATAAAGAATAGGGCTTGACACGAATTAGTATATAGTATAGAATACAATAGTAAAAATATTTATTAGATTAGGAGAGCTTTAGCTATGAGGTATTGTTTTTATTGGAGAGTTATTTCATGGCTGATGCAGTTAGAGAATTGTTACATCTTGCTTCTCCTATTACGATGCAAGTTGATGGAAAGGAACCAAATACAGTTACAGTAAAAGGATTTGCTTCTGTAGAAACATTAGATCGAAGTCAAGATGTGGTGCCGCCAACTGAGTTTCCTATAGATCAGTTTATGGCGGCACCTTCTTTATTGGTGAACCATAAATTTTGGATAGATGAAAGGGGAAATAGAGTACCAGCAGGTAAGGTTGCTGCAATGAATGCAGTTAAACTTGCAAAGTTGAATGATGAAGAATATGCTGTTATAGATTTAAAAACTAAACAACAAGTAAATACATTTCCAAAGGCCAAGGTTCCTAACTTAAATGTTGGGGATCGTGGTCTTTTTGTTGTGGTAGAAGTCTCTCAACCAGAAATTGTTAAAATGGTTGAGCGAGGAGAATTAAGTGCTTTTTCTTGGAGGGGTTTAGTTGCAGTAGATTATCAAATAAATCCACTAACAGGAATGAGCCAAAGGATATATAAGAATATTGATTTGTATGAGGTTAGTTTAGTGAATGTGCCGGATAATCCTGATTCTACGGCAATGGTTTCAAAAGCTGCTCATATGATGAGATTGAGTAAGAGTAGATTCGAGACTCGTGATCAAGCTACAACATATTTGAATGATCATTGCTTGAACACGGACTTTCTTCGGGAGGATGACACAGCTTTTTATAGTAGGCAATTAGCACCTAATAGAGTTGATGTTGAGAAACTTGTCATTATGAAAATGACAGAAGGTGTTGATGTAATTGTTGGCCCTCTTAAAGAAATTGATACATGGGAAGCTAGAGTATTAAACGAGTATTCCAAGATTATTGCGTTATTTGATCCATCTCCGGCTGATATTACTAAAGGGGAAAGAGTTATGGCTGAGGAGAAAACTCCTAATAAGGATCAGTCGGTTGTGGCTGATTCTGATAACAAAGAAGTTAAGAAAGAAGTTGTTGAGGAAAAAGTGGAAGAAAAGCAAGTTGAAGAGAAAGTAGAGGAATCAAAGGAGGCTAAGGCATTGAATGCTCTTGGTGAGCATATTGCTGAGAAAGTTTCTTCTACAATTGTTGATGGTATGAAGCCTTTCTTTGAGAAGATGACAAGTAGTATGACAGTATTGGGTGAGGGTTTATCTA